TATTAAAGCTTCATTAAATTTTGTCATTTTTTTACCTAATGTACTTCCAATTTCAAAATTTGATGCTTGTGCAGCTAATGAAGATGCAAATTTAGTAAAAGAACCTATTATATTTGTAACTATATCAGTAACTTTAACATGTTGAGCTTTTCTTATTATTTTAGATGAATCATTAGGATCAACCATAGAAGGAACATATATTTCATTTTTTTTACCATATTCTGCGAAAGTTTTTAATACTGTTGAAAAATCTAATACAGCTGAAATAATACCTCTATCTCCTGTTAAAGCTTTGCCTAATTTTTTTATAGCTTTGGCTTGCTTTCTTGTAAGATTTTCTGTACTTTTTACTAAAGTTGTTATAAATAAACCAAATGTATCTGCAATTGCTCTTGAAATTTCAACTACATGAATTTTTCCTTTTTTACCAATAACAGGTTCCAATTCACCAGTTTCTTTATTTTCTTTATATTCCAATGAAGCTACTTCACCTACAGTAGAAAATGCTTTTAAACCTCTTGCAAAATCAGTTAAAGATTTTGAAACTCTACTTAACATTCGTATAGCTTTTGTAACACGTCTAAATTGTCTTAATTCCTTTAAAGATAAATTATCATCACCGTTTTTATCTATACCTGACCCCATAACACCTTTAATAATACCACTCATTACACCACCAACCATATCAGATACATTCTGTTTTATTTGAAGCATATTCATAGTTTTCATAACATCTGATACTTTTTTAATTGCATAAGATACTGCAATTAATGACATTGCCATGCCTAATAATGCAACTGATCCTAATATTATAGGCCCAGATACCATAGGAATTCCTAATAGCCAAAGCATTCCAGCTGAAGCGGCTACAAATAATCCAAATGTGCCTAATGCAATTGCTGCATTACCTAAAGGAGCTAAAGGCCCTTTTAATTCATTTTTTTTATCTGAAGGTTTAAATAATGTTAATAAAAGTTTTGATGCTAATGCTACTACTATAACACCAGCCGATAATATCATCATAGCAATACCTATGCCTTTAGCTGCAATAATTCCTCGCTTTAAATAAGGTGCAGCTAATGATAATAATGCCATTAATCCTGCCATACCTACAATTATACCTGATATAATAAGAATACCTGTTAATATAGATTTAGTTTTTAATAAAACCGGTAATAATGCTAATGTTATTGACATTGCTAAAATACCTCCTGCTATATACATAAATGCTATACCCATATTTTTAGCATTTTCTGCTGCTCCTTCACCATCTTTAGAGGCTATTAATTTTGATAATATCCACATTGATGCACCCATAACTGTTATAACTCCTAATATTGCTATTGGTGCTAATAATACAGATGTACCTAATATTAGAGCACTTAATGCTGTAGCTGCAGCTAATGCTAACATACCTCCGGCTATATACATAAAGGCTAAACCCATTTCTTTTGCATTTTCAGATGCAGAGGTTTTTGATTTTCCTTTACCAGATCCTGTTATTTTAGATAATATCCACATTGATGCACTTATAACTGTTATTACACCTAATATTGCAATAGGAGTTAATGCTAAACTTGTTCCTAAAATAGCAGCACTTGCGGCTAAACCTAATGATAATGCTAATATACCACCTGCTATATACATAAATGCTAAACCCATTTCTTTTGCATTTTCTATAGCACTTTTATTTCTATTTTTATTAACAGATGATGTTCGAACTCCAGATAATTTTTCATATTTTAATCCCATAGTATTTGCACCAGATATCATTAACATTGACATTGCTAATACTCCTACTGTAAGAAGAATAAACCCTAATATAGCAACAGGTTTCATATCCAATGTAGATTCAGCAATTTTAAAACTTAATGCAAATACTCCTATTGCTGCTCCTGTATATAATAAAGCTTTTGCCATATCTTTGGCAGATTCACCTATAGCACTTATTTTTGAAGTTTTTTGTTCATTTCTTTTTATTTTTATATTTTGGTAAGTATCAATACTTTTAATTAAACTATTTAATTTTGTTATATTTAATTTTGTTAATTCAGTATTTAATTTTTTAATATCATTAGCCATTTTGCCAACTGCACCGATATCATTTTTACCTGTCATTTTTGATAAAATTCCCCCTCCCATAATAACACTCATAGGTGATTGTGAAGAAAGCTTATCAATCTTATTATCTATTTTAATTAAAACCCCTAATATATCAGTTAATAACTCAGGTGAAGTTTTCATAAATATCACATTTATTTTATATATCTATTAATTCAAAAAGAGAGGCTCTAGAGCCTCTCTTTTATTATTTTGGATAATTTATTTTTGGTGTTTGAAATTTTGGTGTTTCAAATTTCGGAGCACTTATATTACCCATAGATTTATTTTGTTTTTCTATATCTTTATTTTGTTTATCTACTTCATCATTCTGTCTCTTAATATCTTCTTCATATTCTTTTAATAGATAATGGATTCTATACCATTCTAATCGTTCTAATTCAGAAGGAGGACAATGAGCCTTAAAAACAAAAATATATTCAATTTTATTCCAATTCTCCAAATGGATCTGAAATAAGGAAAATAGATTTAATTCCGCCTTGAAAGTTTAGAGGAGCTACCTGCTCCATACCTCCCTCATCTGTATATCTAATAACAGGATCAATAGCATCAGAAAAAGTTTGTTTAAAATATGCTAATAATGATATAGTTTTATTATCCCATGAATGTGATTCTTGTACATAATTATTATATAATGAATCATTTAATCCTCTCCAAGAACGAATTATAAAAGGTGCATATGTTACATAGTCTTCTTCGAAATATTCCTCTTGTGCTCTTTTTCTTTGTATATAATTTTTAATAAACTGTGTTACACCTACACATGGTAAATCTAATTTAATAGTTTTTCCTCCTTTAAATTTTAATACAAAACATCTTTCTATTTCATCATAATATTGCATTAATTTTGGATCTAATGTAATATAATGTACCATATCTTTTATTACATCTATCTTTTTATCTTCAGAAACTTTAACTTGTAATTTATTTTCACCTTCAGGAAATGTTAATTCATGAATAGCTAATAAAATATAAAATCTATCAACTTCTTTTATATCTTTCCATGATATATTTATATCATTTGATTTAAAAGTAACACATCTTTCAATGATATAATTTAACATATCATCTAATTGTGAATAATAATTAATATTAGTTGGATCTTCTGATAATGTCGACCAATGTCGAATTTCTCCTCCATTAGCAGAACGAATTAACATTTTGGTTTCTTTTGGATAAAATAACCCACGTGTTGGTAAATCTTCTAATTTAATAGGAATCCACCCTATTAAATTACCAAAGGCAGGAGTTTGTTTTTCCCAAGGTAAAGGGGTGTCTTTTGTATCAGTAATTTTTGGACCAACTTGTTCTATAACTGGTGCATTAACTGGTGCATTAACTGGTGCATTAACTGGTGCATTAACTGGTGCATTAACTGATTCAGTTGAATTTACATAATTTTTAAGAATTTGTTCTTGTTCTTCGTTTTTATCTGACATATATGCTTTTTATTTTATATATTATAATATATAAAAAATATATAAAAGTTTCATAAAAAAAGGAATAAATAAAAATCTATTCCTTTTTAGTTGTATTATAACATTTTTAATTTATATGATAGTTTCATCATACATATCACAACCAAGACCAAACCCTGTAATTTTATAAATATCTGTTGATTGATAATCAAGTTCAGGAGCAGGTAATGCTGTCATAGGATATACATAATAACATTTCCACTGCCAGAAAGGTCTAGCTGCTCTATCATATAATGTAATAAGTGCCCATGGTGCCACATAATCAGCTTTAAGTCCAGTTCTACCTGTTAATGGGTCATATTCTAAATCACACCATTTACGAAGTGTTTTAAGAACATATGCGCTTGGAGTTTTATCTAAATTTACTTCAAAATCTATAGTTAAATCTAATGTAGTATTTTCAGGTTTAGCTCCAGCAAATCTTCTTCCTGCCCATTTATAATATTGTGTTGCTAATGATGTAGGCATTTTATGTGTTTCTAACCCTCCTATCTTTTGAACATTTTCTAAAACAAGATTTGTATTTTCTGTTGTAGAACCTACAGCAGGAGGTAATTCAATTTGAATTGTAAACAAATTTAAATATACCGGTTCGTACAATTCCTGTGATGCACGTGAATTTCTAAAATGAGATAAGCCAAATGTACCTTGTGATGAAAAATTTTCAGCCATTGCTTTTATTTATTTTTATTATTTAATTTTAAATTTTTAAGTTACTTTTATAATTATTATGAAATTTGCATTATTAATTTATTTATTCATTAATAAATAAATCCACCTGAACTAATTCCACTTTCTTTATTAACATTAATTCTACTTACAATCTTTGTAAGAGCACCTGTTACCCATACATTAATATCAATAATACCAAATCCATCAGCAATCAATTCTTTAGTATTATTAGTTTCATCCATAACAATTTCATATTTAATTAATGCAGCTGCATCTTTCGTTGTTTCAAGAATTGGACTAACTGAATTAACAATATTTAATCTTGAAATAGGATTATTAAATGTATAAACATAAGGTTCGATAGCATCTTCAATTTGAAGTTCAAGAGTATTAAGTAATTCTCTAACATGTAAATTATTAAAATCACTTTTAACTGTTTGAAATGCTGTAGCATTACAATAAATCATAATTTGACCTGTAGTTGGTCTTTGTATAATCGAGTTATAACCAAAAGGTTCAAGAGAATCTCTATCAGTTTTATCTATCATATATTCTACTCCTGATAAATTAGGATTAGAAAGAATTCCATTTCTATTAGCTACAATTGCAAAAGGATCTCCCCCTAAGAATTTTCTTACATATGCATTTGCA